AAAGAACAAGGCTAAATCATGGGCGTATGGGTATGACGACAGATACGACATGGTCGTTATATCAAGAGACGGAACTGTAGGAGACATTTATCTGATAGAGGGTCTTCGTGTCGCGCTTCCGTCAGTGCCAGAGAAAGTTTTCTCGAGAAGCAAGAAACAATCAGAGCAGTACTGGGAGGCTGAAGAGTGCCCAAAAGAACTCAAGAGGATACAGAGTATATTCCAGTGGAATGAGATGCCATCATCCTTCAAGGACAAGTGGGTTGATTACATAGAAGAAGAGTTCGATAGAAGAGAGCTTGGACACTGGTTCAAAAACAACGGAACCCCAACGTACATAACAGGATCCCACTATATGTACCTGCAGTGGACAAAGATTGATGTTGGGCTACCAGACTTCAGAGAGGCTAATAGAATATTCCACATTTTCTGGGAGGCGTGTAAGGCTGACAAGAGATGCTTTGGAATGTCATACCTTAAAATCAGACGTTCAGGATTCTCGTTCATGGGGTCTTCAGAGAGCGTGAATACAGCAACGCTTGCAAAAGACGCAAGGGTTGGGATACTGTCAAAGACGGGTGCTGATGCAAAGAAGATGTTTACCGACAAGGTTGTTCCTATAAACAGCAACTACCCGTTCTTCTTCAAGCCAATTATGGATGGTATGGACAGACCAAAGACCGAGCTTTCGTACAGGGTTCCTGCCTCCAAAATCACAAAGAACAATATGCACAACGTAGAGGACGATGTGCTTGAGGGTCTTGACACAACGATTGACTGGAAGAACACAGCAGACAACAGCTACGATGGTGAGAAACTCCTGCTGTTGATACACGATGAGAGCGGTAAGTGGGAGAAGCCTGAGAACATACTCAACAATTGGAGGGTGACAAAGACATGTCTCCGCCTTGGCAGCAAGATTATTGGTAAGTGTATGATGGGGTCAACCTGTAACGCACTCAACAAAGGGGGAGACAACTTCAAGAAGCTATACAACGACTCAGACACCTCCACGAGAAACTCAAATGGTCAGACAAAGAGCGGAATGTATAAGCTCTTCATTCCTATGGAGTGGAATATGGAGGGATTTATAGACAGGTACGGAATGCCTGTACTCAGAACGCCAAGCAAGCCCGTTGTAGGTGTTGATGGAGAGATGGTGAGCATGGGGGCTATTGACTACTGGGAGAATGAGGTGCAGTCATTGAAGGGTGACGCTGATGCCTTGAACGAATACTACAGACAGTTTCCAAGAACAGAGTCACATGCCTTCAGAGACGAGAGCAAGCAGTCATTGTTCAATCTGACCAAGATATATCAGCAGATAGACTATAACGACAACATGATAAAGGAGCATCACCTGACAAGGGGGCGTTTCCATTGGGAGAATGGAATAAAGGACACGAAAGTGATATGGACGCCTGATAAGAATGGTAGGTTCTTGGTGTCGTGGATACCGCCTGCAAATATGCAGAACAGGTTTGAGATGAGAAACGGCAGGAAGTATCCTGCCAACGAGCATATAGGGTCTTTCGGTTGTGACTCATACGACATATCAGGAACAGTAGGGGGTGGAGGCTCTAACGGTGCGCTGCACGGACTTACAAAGTTCAACATGGATGACGCGCCAAGCAATGAGTTTTTCTTGCAATACGTAGCAAGACCACAGACGGCCGAGATATTCTTTGAAGAGGTGCTTATGGCTATTGTTTTCTACGGTATGCCAATACTTGCCGAGAACAACAAACCGAGACTATTGTATCACTTGAAAAACAGAGGATACAGGGGGTACTCTATGAATAGACCAGATAAGCCCGCTATGAAGTTGTCTAAGACAGAGAAGGAGTTGGGAGGGATACCAAACACAAGCGAGGACGTGAAGCAGTCCCACGCTGCGGCAATAGAGTCATATATTGAGAAGTATGTCGGGATGGACTTGGAGGGTACATTCAGAGACCCTGACGAGATGGGTTCAATGCCCTTCAATAGAACACTTGAGGACTGGGCGAGGTTTGATATAAACGCAAGGACGAAGTTCGATGCCTCAATCAGTTCTGGGCTTGCTATTATGGCTAATCAGAAGAACCTATACACCCCACAAAGGACACAGTCGAAAATAAGCATTAACTTTGCAAGATACGATAACTCTGGCAAATCCAGCCGATTAAACCGATAAATGGAGGAAGTAACAATAAATGTTTCCGCTGCGGGATTTCCCGACCAGTTTGCAACAGACAAGGAGAAGGAGAGTTTGGGTTACGGCCTTATGGTTGGGCAGGCCATACAGTATGAGTGGTTCAAGAAGGATGGAAACGGCTGTAGATACTACGATCAGTTCAGGGAGTTCCATAAGTTAAGACTATACGCAAGGGGAGAGCAGTCTGTACACAAGTACAAGAACGAACTTGCTATTGACGGAGACTTATCGTATCTGAATCTTGACTGGACGCCAGTTCCTATCCTTCCAAAGTTCGTTGACATTGTGGTCAATGGAATGACGGACAGGTTGTTTGAGGTAAAGGCTTATGCTCAGGACGCATTGTCTTCCGAGCAGAGAAACGTGTACCAAGACAGGATTGAGGCTCAGATGGTTAGCAAAGACCTCCTGCTTCAGATACAAGAAGACTTTGGTGTTGACCCATTCACAATGAACCCTGATGAGGTTCCTGAGAGCGATGAAGAGCTTTCTCTTCACATGCAACTGAACTATAAACCAGCTATTGAGATAGCTGAGGAGATTGCCATTAACACTATCCTTGACGAGAACAGGTATCAGGACATAAGAAAGAGGCTCGACTACGACCAGATGGTACTCGGTATATCGGTTGCTAAGCACGAGTTCAAGAAAGGTGCTGGAGTCGTTCTTGACTATGTAGACCCAGCAAACGTGGTGTACAGCTATACTGAAGACCCATACTTCAAGGACTGCTTCTATTGGGGAGAGATAAAGACTCTTCCTATGACTGAGCTTATTAAGATAGACCCAGACCTCACAAATGAGGATATGGAACTTATCTCAAAGTACAGTCAGAGTTGGAACAACTACTATAACGTGTCTCAGTTCTATGAGAACGACATGTTCTATAGAGACACATGTACACTTCTATTCTTCAATTACAAGACAACAAAGAAGTTTGTTTACAAGAAGAAGAAGCTTGAAAATGGAGGCGAGCGTATCATAGAGAAAGACGATGAGTTCAATCCACCACAGGAGATGATGGACGAAGGAAACTTCGAGAGGGTTGAGAAGACTATCGAGGTTTGGTATGAGGGTGTCATGGTGATGGGGACTAATATTATGCTGAAGTGGGAACTTGCCAAGAATATGGTAAGACCGAAGTCAGCGAGTCAGCACGCTATGCCTAACTATGTTGCCTGTGCGCCAAGAATGTACAAGGGTGTCATTGAATCCCTTGTAAGGAGAATGATTCCATTCGTAGACCTTATTCAGGTAACGCACCTGAAGATGCAGCAGATCATTGCTCGTATGGTTCCTGACGGTGTATTCATTGATGCAGACGGACTCAACGAGGTTGACCTTGGAACAGGGAACGCATATAACCCAGAAGATGCACTGCGTCTATACTTCCAAACTGGTAGTGTTGTAGGCAGGAGCTATACGCAGGATGGCGAGTTCAACAATGCAAGAGTGCCTATTCAGCCTATCAACTCTACAGGAAGCGCATCTAAGATGCAGCTTCTTATAGCAAACTACAACCACTACCTTGACATGATCAGGGCTGTAAGTGGTCTTAACGAGGTAAGAGATGGCTCTACACCAAATCCAGATGCTCTGGTTGGTGTTCAGAAGCTTGCCGCTCTAAGCTCAAACACGGCTACAAGACATATACTCGAATCAAGTCTATTCATACTCAGAAGACTTTCAGAGGCTCTTTCATATAGAGTTGCTGACATACTTGAGTATGCAGACTTTAAGGAGGAGTTCTTGAATCAGATAGGAAAGTACAACGTAAACACGTTAGACAAAATCAAAGACCTATATCTGTACGACTTCGGTATATTCATAGAGATTGCTCCAGACGAGGAAGAAAAGGCTCAGCTTGAGGCGAACATTCAAATGGCGCTATCTAAGCAGGACATAAACCTTGAGGACGCTATTGATATCAGAGAGGTAAGAAATATAAAACTTGCTAATCAGTTGTTGAAGTTTAAGCGCAAGAAGAAGCAAGAAGCTGACCAACAACAGGCAATGCAGATGCAGCAAATGCAGGCGCAGACACAGATGCAGTCGCAACAAATGGCAGCACAGACCGCTCAGCAGAAGATACAGCTTGAGGCGCAAGCGAAGATGCAGCTTGAGCAGACCAAGACAGAGATGAGCATACAGCGACTTGAC